GCTACTGGATGAACGGGAAAGAAACCAGCAATACATCAAACGCCGCGACCAGGAGAACGAGGATATTGCGCTTACGGTTGGGAAGCTGAGAGTTGAGCTTGAGGAAGTAAAACAACACGCTGAAGAATTATCCGAAACCAAGGCTGTTCGTAACCAATGGCGGCCAGATATTTGCCCAATAACCGGACGTGCATTTTTCATGTGGATTGAGCATCCAACATTGGGAAATGTGCCGACATATGGTGGCCCATTAGATAGTTACACCATTCCAACAAAGGACGGTGACGGTGAGTTTTCATGTGAGCGTTACGATCATGATTTTGGCGGTTGGGTAGAAAGCGAATGTCTTGGGTTATATCTGATTGATGATAGAGAACAATGCAGGGTCTACGAACTGGAGGAACGCGTTAAGGAACTGGATGCTCGGGAAATATCGCTCCCGGAACGTAGCAGCATGCTTCATCGAACAGATTTTCACGATGATTACCAAACGGTAATGGCATACAAAGTTTCTGAAGTCATCGCTGCAATCCGCGCCGCAGGCATTCGCATCAAAGGAGAGTGAGATGACCACTATTACCAATAAGAAACAGTATCCCAGCGAGCAATATCTTAATGAGCTGATCACCAACATAGAGTTTGCTGCAAGGGCACCAGTTGAAGTCGTGAGAGCAATGGCAGCAGAGCTACAGAAGCGGCGCGAAGCTGATAGTGCAGAACCTGTAAGCCAAACTTACAGGTTGCCACAAACGCAGTTTGAACAGGTTGCTGACCTCTACGAAATGCAATTTGATGACGGACGCACTTGCGCCTTTCACACTGATGCACAAAAGGCTGCGCAATGGCTTCAGGCATGCGACGGAAACAGGGTTCAGGAATACGTGAAACTGGAGCGACTGCAGAACGCGCTATCGGACAACTATCCGGTAACTCCGGATGGTTGGATAAGCTGTAGTGAGCGAATGCCGAACGATAAACAGTATGTTTGGTGTTGGGGTAAGTCTTACGGCTGGACTGAGTGCGATACCTTCGAAGGGTATTACGATTGGTCGAGAAACAAATGGTGGGCAGTTACTGACAATGGGGAAGAACCGGCATCGAAAGTAACCCACTGGATGCCGCTACCAGAACCGCCTCAGGAGGTTAACCGTGGCTAACCTGCAACTTGCCGTCAAAGGTGAATACTTCGATGCCATGATTCGCGGGGAGAAAACGGAAGAGTATCGCTTGTGTAATGACTACTGGAATAAGCGAATCATGTTCCGGGAATATGACCGCCTGATTATCACAAAGGGATATCCGAAGCGCGACGATTCCAGCCGCAGAATTGATATTCCGTATGGCGGATATGAAATCAAGACAATCACACATCCGCACTTCGGTGATAAACCGGTAAAGGTATACGCGATAAAGGTAAATATTGATGGCTAAATCAGCAGCAGAGCGCAACTAACAATCCTCGCACTCGCGGGGATTTCTTTTATGCGAACTCGCTACGGCGAGCTTGAGAGGTTAACACGATGAAAAATAATATAATGAAAAATGGAACTATCGACAGCCAGGCTCTGTTGAAAATGGTGAATGAAGCGCGGAGACTGTGCGGTGAAAAAGAAGTACGCAACAACGACTTCATTGCACGCATCAAAGATGAACTTGAGGGGGAGGGTTACGAAAATTTCGTAACCCCCATGGATAAGAAAAAAGGTGGTGCGGATCAGGTTGTTATTGTGATGACCTATAAACAAGCGCTTCGGGTTGCCGCTCGTGAATCTAAATCCGTCCGTCGTTCGCTGGTCGATCAACTGGAGTCAATGCAACAGCAACTGCAACAAAAAACCACCACGAAACATTCGACTAACGGCCTTGAGGAATTCCGCAAAGCGCGGGCGCTGAAAATGACCGTCGATACAATGAAAGACCTTTTCGGATTCCTCCCCAACCTTGCCCCTGAAGCCAAACAGGTCGTTGCCGCCAGCCTGGTTAATCCCGTTGTAGGCGCTAACGTAATCCCGCTACCGATGATCAATGAACATTACTATTCGGCGTCAGAAGTTGGAGTGCAACTCAAAATATCCGCTAACAAGGTTGGTCGCATTGCCAATACCTACATGCTCAAAACAGAACAATACGGGAAATGGTTCATCGACAAATCCCCGCACTCGGATAAGCAGGTAGAAACCTTTCGCTATAATAATCGGGGAGTACAGAAGATCGAAGAAATCCTGGAGGCGGAGAACAACGCAGAGTTTGGAACATGACATCCCCGTCGTGAATGACGGGGGGGAGGCTTACTGTGTGTCGGAGTAGTATTTACGTGTTCAGAAAAGAGATTCATATAGAGGCTGAATCTGATCTTTTTTGGTCACATCTGGCTTCCACCATTGCAGGCAGAGTGAAGGCGTAGACTAAAAACATTTCGGTAAAACTCAGTATCTGGCTTGCCTCAATTGGTGTGAATACTTCATCTGTATGAACTGCTTTATTGGCATCTATTCGTACAATATGAGCCCATTCCTTCATCTGTTCAGTGATCAGGCCTTTTTTGTAAATCATCTGAATACGTTGCGACAGAGATTCTTTTCCTGCTTCATCGCCGAGCAGTTTTTTCGTTGAGATATCGAGGACTCTGCGACAAAGAATAACCACTGTGTCGTACCGCCTCCTCTGTAAATCCTCTTTTGCCTCAACAAAAGTACGGTCTGCAACCGGGGGCGTAGATTCTGGTGCGGTAATTTTTTTGACCGCAGGATAGATCTTGCGGAAACGGTACTGGCTATTTCCTGAAATCAGAATATCAAGGTCTTTTTTCTGGCTTTCCGCCATAGGGCCGTGATAGTGGTCTGATGGGATTTCAACAATAGCAACACCTCCTTGATGACAACTTCTGCATACAAAAGCGACGTTAAAAAGAGGTGTTTTTTCAATTTGTTTTTCGGCAAATGCCTCAATAACAGCTCGCTCTTTTAAACAGTGCGGGCATGTAATGTCAAAGGAGACTAAACCCATGGATATTCCTCGCGAAATTAAAGAAATTAACGAAATCATTGAGGTTACTGATCGCCCCGAGTTTACCCTCATGTGGCGCTATGAAACAGGAACCGACGAGCAAAAATACATCATGGTTGCAGCATTGGCTGTGATGGCGATAGAAAGGGAGCGGATGGAAAGGAACGTAATAGTTATTCCTGAGAGAAATGATTCACCGGATCTGAGATGGCAGGGGCCGGAGTGGATGTGGCAATCCGGTGATGATATTTCTTCTCTGGGGGAAGCGCCGCCAGAATGACGGCGCGGTAGTGAAGGTAATCAAACATTTATGGCCTGAATCCCGTTTTTTTCAATAACGGAAAGAAGTCGCAGGGCGGGACCACCAGGGCGTTTCACTCCGCGTTCCCAGTCAGATATCAGGTTTTTACTGACATTCATGTATCTGGCAAAGACGGATTGTGACAGATGTTCACGCTCACGGAGTTCCCGGATTCTTTCAGGAGACATTGAAGGTGCTGGTTGCAGGCAGAGTTCATCGAATTCTCGCATAGTCTGTTTCGTTACTGCGCCGATATCATGAAGCGATTCCATCATTTCATGTACGGATGCAAGCGCATCACTGCGGTAATTTTTACTCATTGGGTACCTCCGTAAACTGACCCTGTAGAATCAGTTGTGCCAGTTGTTCATCTGTTAGATTGAGTACGTGAGGAGCCACCTTCCGAAATGCACTTTCCTCAGTAGCGGTTATATTTTCACGTTCATTTTTTGCGTATGCATATACGAAAAAGGCCCTTGTGCCGACGCGATAGAAAATGATTGTGCGATAACCGCCAGATTTGCCGCCACCGACTCGTGGCAGACGTTGCTTGATAACGCCGTTACCCAGGTTTGCTGAGATAAGCCCGTTATCAGCCTGTTTAACAATTTCGCGCAGTGACTGGTCGGATATTTTGTTTTTGCGTGCAAATCGCTCAAACCAGGCGTTTTTAAAAATGCGCATTTTTTGTTCCGTTATTAATGTATAACACATAGTATTACATTGCGTAGGGATCTGCAATGCCATCAGTTTGACAACGTCGCGTATCCGGGATTATATTCTCCGCACGCCAGCAAAATCTGGCGTCGGGATTGAGACCCCGGATATTCAACCGCGACAGACACACGCCGCGAGCGTGTTTTTTATTGTCGTATGCACACGCACATCTGAATTATGGTGGGGCGTATGGGGCAGCCGAAAGGCTGGCCGGTTGGTTGATCCGGTAGTTCCTAACCCTGTACGTCTCGCCACCCGATGATTAGGAACCTGACGGTGGTGAATGAAAAACTCATCAACCGGAGGCGTCACTATGACAACTCAAGTTTCTGTTGAAACACTCTCCACGATTACTTACAAGCAGATCCCCGTTATCACTACTGAACTTTTGGCGCACCTTTACGGCACAGAAGCTATTCGTATTCGCCAGAATCACCACGAAAACAAAGGTCGTTTCATTGAGGAAAAACACTTCTTCAAACTTGAAGGTGAAACTTTACGTGAGTTCAAGCACAGAGTAGCTTTTAACTACTCTGTGAAAATTGCCCGTAACGTTCGTTCCCTCATCCTCTGGACTGAACGCGGCGCTGCCCGTCATGCAAAAATGCTCGAAACCGATCGGGCGTGGGAGGTGTTCGAAAAACTGGAAGACTGCTATTTCAGTCAAAAAATCCCAGAACAACTTCAGCTTCCAGAATCAACGCTATCTATCAACTACCCTCTATCGTGGTTTTCAGAGCATCACCCCTACTCCATGATGAGCT